AACGGCTGAGGGGCCGCCCACGTTCCCCGGTTCGATGCCAGATACCCGCGCGCCGAATCCCTAGCACATAGGGCCGCAAGCGGTCAAGCGCTTTCGTCGCGCGCATCGGCCCTAGCATGGCTGATATCCGACTGTCAAGCGTTGCGTGATGCCTAGCACGAAAGCCCGGAAGCCGTCAAGCGCTTTCGTCCCATGCAAGAACCATGCCACCATACGCCACCGTATCGCCATGCAAGATTCGTGCCAACATACGGCAGCGTATGGCCTGGCTGTATCAGGGGAGGGTGAGACAAGGCCGGAGGCACCCGGAAAAAGTGGCGGCACCAGCTAGCTAACTCCACCCCCAACCGCGAAATGAAAAGAAAGTAGAAAATCCCAAGTGCCATTCCGCATATGCCTTTTGCCCATAGCCCTTTGCCATACGACCGCATCCTGAACGCTGTCTCAACCCCAAAAGAGAACAGACTTGCCCGCGCAGCCTCTTGCTATCCCTGACCCCAGTGTGCTATACCGTATGGTATGAAAGCGCCTGGCATCCTTGAGGGAAACCCGTACCGCGTCGAAGCCTTTGGCGATTTGGTGATACCAAAGGATTGGCGGTTTTATACTAGCTTCCCACGAATACTGGCCGAGGCACAAAACGAGGCGGCAATGGCTGACCTTTTGAGCATCATTAGCCGCATACGACGGACGAGAGGGGAACGGTATTACGGAATTTTAGAGGGAAAAAAGATGCCAAATCTCGCTGGCATTGAGCGAGATATAACAAGGACAGGAACATGAGCACCCAAGACCCCGCAGAAGGATTGGAATTCAAGCGCCCCGCACATATACGGTTCAAAGGAGAAGGCCATGAACAAGCTCCATGCGATGCCACCCGACCCCCGACAACTGCCCCTTCTTCCCCAACCCCCGAACTGGTTAAACCATTCGATGTACGAGGCGTACTTGCAAGGATACGAGCGCGGGTACGAAGCTGGTTACAGGAACGCGACCGAGATAGCACACAGGACTAGCCATGAGCCAAATGCCAGTACCCCTGACGGGAGTTGACCCCGAAGTTGCCTGGGCTGATGGGAACCCTTCGGGCATCACGAAAGCGGTTGCCGTCGCCCGCGCAGAGGGATACGTCAACTTGACCCCGATACAGCGGCAGTTTGCCCTTGAGTTTGTGCTGTCCGGCACAACGCTCAGGAAGATTGCCCGGTTGATGGACGTTCCCCAACCCTTCATCCAGAAGATGTATAACAACCCCGTAGTGCGGGCGTATATCAGTGACTTGCAGAAGGAAGTCGCCGCACACAAACTGATTAACGATCAGTGGGTCGAAAATCAGATCATGAAAGTGATGCCGAAGCTCCTGGGAGAAGAACTGGTTGATATCGTTACTTCTAAAGGTAGCCATATCCGCAAGAAGAAATTCCATGCAGCGGAACTCACTTCTCTGCTCAAGCACTTCGGCGGTGTTCAAGAGAACAAAGGTGGGGGAGGCGGCAATGGGGTCAATATCCAGATCAACCTGGCAGATATGCTCTCTCCCGAACAGGCCGCACGGCTCAATGTCAAGGTAGTAGGGGGATGATATGGCAATCTTTATCTGGTGCGAGATTGTCTGTGCGACTTGTGCGCGACCTTCGGAGGGCCGGTTCACCGATTCCTATATCCCTCGCTTACTGCTCAAGAAAGCCGCACAGCGGGAAGGATTTGTATTCGTGGGCAACGAAGCATACTGTACTGTATGCGCTAAACTACTTAACAAAGGGAAATCCCATGTCAAACCCGTACTGGCATAAGAAATGGTGGATTTTCGCATGGGCGAATCCCGAGTGGAATAGCAATATGCTTTCCTCGGTGATCCTGATTGACGATCAGGGGGCTTGGTCCTGCATACATGGACGGCTATATGTGATGCTCGCGCGACACTTGCCGGATGATCGGATATGATGCCCGTAATCGTATCCCTCTTTGACGAGAGCGCGAACATGCTACGGCCTTGGGCGGAAGCCGGGGCCGAATGTCATGCGTTCGACATAACCAATATCCACGGCAGGCGCAGGGAATACGAAAGCGGAGGCTCTATTACCTGGTACAAGTGCGACCTTCGGGAAGCCAAATGGCAGGTTTTCATCGAATCCCTGAAACCCCAACTCCTTTTCAGTTTTGCACCCTGCACAGATTTAGCCGTTAGTGGAGCCAAGCATTTCAAGGAGAAATTGGCAGCTAATTCGGCGCTCCATGAGCAAGCAATGGAGCTTTTTATGATAGCCCCACGAATCGCGGAATATATCGGCATACCATTCATGTGTGAGAATCCGCGTTCGATGGTTTCAACCCTTTGGCGTAAACCGGACTTCACGTTTCATCCCTTCCAGTACGGCGGCTATTTGCCCGATGATGATGTTCACCCCCGCTGGCCCAAATACATAGCCCCGCGCGATGCCTACCCCAAAGAGACTGGGATATGGTGCGGAAATGGCTTCATAAAGCCTCCGTTTCGGACTGTCTGGTTTGAGGCCGGAGGCAGTAAGCAATGGCTACTGCTCGGTGGCAAGTCGAAAAAGACCAAGAAGATTCGCAGCGAGACTCCTAGGGGCTTTGCTCAGGCCGTGAAAGAGGCAAACTGGGAAGCCGTAATGGCGGGACTGTGCCATGCGTAAAGAACTGTTTGAGTCGAAACTTATGCCCGTTCCAGAGTGCGGCTGCTGGCTATGGACGGGCGCAACTTTTTCGGGTGGCTATGGACACATATTACATGAAGGAAAGCATTGCAGCGCGCATAGAATGGCATGGGAGTATTATCGTGGGCCTATTCCAGAGGGGCTGTCCGTGCTGCATAAATGCGATACGCCCCCATGCTGTAATCCCGATCATTTGTTCCTTGGCACTCAAATGAATAACGTCCATGATATGCACCGTAAGGGAAGGTGGGAGCCTACGCCTCTTTACGGGCATGAAAATTCAATGTCAAAATTAACAGAAGATCAGGCCATTGATATTCTATGGTCAAAGGATGCCTCTATTGTTCTTTCTCGTTTACATGGTGTTTCTACTGCCACTATAAAGGACATTCGTAGTGGCCGAACATGGAAACACTTGGACAGGGAGATACGGCTTTGAGGGACTACCGCCCCAACAAGAACATAAGGCTCCCAAATGACTGGTATCCAATGGCTCACCAGCGGCAGTTTTTTGACTATATGTTTGAGGATGGTAGTTTCCCTGAAGGAAAACGAGCTTACCTTACATGGCATCGTCGCGCGGGTAAAGACTCCTGCTCAATCAATGGTCTTGCAGTCATATCGCAAATGCGAGTGGGAACATACTGGCACTTGCTACCAACCCTTAATCAAGGCCGAAAAGTCGTCTGGAACGGTATAGATTCCAGCGGCAGGCGTATTATCAATCAGGCGTTCCCAAAAGAGATGGTCGAAGTCTCCAACGAGAACGAAATGACTCTCCGTATGCGGAATGGGTCATTTTATCAGGTAGTAGGTAGCGACAATTACAACTCCCTAGTGGGTAGCAATCCGCTAGGAGTCATTTTCTCGGAATGGGCACTCTCTGATCCCGCTGCATGGGACTTCGTTCGGCCCATCCTACTTGAGAACGGCGGCTTTGCTGCTTTTATCACGACACCCCGAGGCAAAAATCATGCGTATAAGCAATGGAAAAGCGTTCAAGGCTCGCCTAATTGGTTTACTAGCACGAAAACGGTCAACGACACCTTCCGAAACGATGGTCGCCGCATCATCACTCCCGAGAACATTCAATCCGAACGTGACGAAGGTGTTGCCGACGAGATTATTGACCAAGAATACTTCTGCTCTTGGGAAGGTATCAACTACGGCAGCATCTATGGTAAATTGCTTGGCAAATTCGAGCATCAACAGATCGAATTTGATGAGCCATTCATTCAGGACTTACCCGTATTCACGGCATGGGATATCGGCCACCGCGATGCGACCGCAATATGGTTCTATCAGATTGTCAACGGGGAAGTACACATAATTGACTTCCTAGAGGGGGTCGGAAGTGATGCCGATGACTGGCTAGATAAGCTGGAGAAGCTGCCCTATGCCTTTGGCACCCCGGCGCTGCCCCATGATGCCAAGAACAAGACCTTTGCAACCAAGTATTCTGCCCAGGATAGATTCATAGCACGGAAACTGGTTCCCTATATCGTCCCCAACATGCGGGTAGCGATGGGAATTCAGGCGGTTCGTGCAATGATCCCGGTAGTATGGTTTAATATCGGGAATCCGCGTGTAGTCAAGGGAATCGAACACCTTGAGTCCTATCACTATGAATGGGACGACGAAGCGAAGGTTTTTAGCTCCGAACCGGCCCACGACGAACACTCCCATCCCGCAGACGCTTTCAGAATGTTGGCCCTGTCTAAGAACGTCACCGAACAATGCAACCGTGGCAGGAATACGGTAGCACGTTCCCCAACCCATTTCAACACCCCTCTCGGCAGAGCGTTGAACCTAGAAAATCTGTTTCAAGACCGCGAATCATCGCAGATAGTCAGGAGAGTCTGAAATGGCTACCGAAAAGACCAAACAACCCGAGAAGAATCCCTGGCCCAAGAGGATTCAGGCATGGAACAAGTATTCGCAGAAATTCCATGATCGGGGAGCGCAGATCGAAACGCGGTATCAAGACGACCGCGAATCGGAAGCGAGTATGGCCCCTTCGATGATGCAATCAGGGGTCAAGAAGGTCAACCTCTTTTACAGTAACACGACGGTCATTAAAGAGAGCTTGTATAACAGCCTCCCGAAGCCGTCTGTGTCTCGCCTGCACAAAGGCGACCATGAAAACGATGCAGCGCGCGTGGCAGCGTTCATTATGGAGCGCGGCCTGAGCTACGAAGTGCATTGTGCCAAATACTTCGACCCGGCAGTCAAGGCTGCGATTCTGGATCGACTTGTACCAGGTTTGGGGGTCACTTGGATTACCTTTATCCCGCCCGAGGGCGATGTACCCGAGTCAATGACGGTTGATATCGTCTACTGGAAAGACTTCCTATACGAGCCGCGCCGTGCATGGGAGCAAGTCACATGGGCGGGCCGTATCCTTCATATGTCCAATGAGGAAGCAGAAAAGAAGTGGCCGGGGAAGGCATTTGCGATTGGACAAAAGGAAAATCCTTCCAACGCGACTATCAGCATCACTTCGGAAATGATAAATGACAATAAAACTGCTGTCATTCAAATGTGGGATAAGAACAAGCGCGAAGTCCTGCATTTGACCATGACAGGTGAAGTCCTTGACCGTATCAAAGACCCCTACGAGTTGATGGACTTCTACCCGTGCCCGAAGCCGTTGATTGCTTCGCCGCCGACTGCCAAGTTCCTGCCCTTGCCGGATTACTATATCGCGCAAGATCAGTACATGGAAATGGACATTCTGTATGCCCGAATCAACCTTATCATCGAAGCGGTGAAGGTGGCAGGTGTTTACGACTCGGCAACGCCTGAGCTTGGCCGAATGTTGGGCGGCACGGAAAACAAGCTCATCCCGGTTGACAACTGGGCCATGTTCGCAGAGAAGGGAGGCGTGAAGGGAGTTATCGACTGGTTCCCAGTTGACCAGATCACGGCGGTTCTACAACAGCTTATCGCCACCTATGACTTCATGAAGAATCAGTTGTTTGAAGTCACCGGCATGGCCGATATAGTCCGAGGCTCAACCAACCAATACGAAACGGCTGCGGCGCAACAGATCAAGGCACAGTTCGCTTCGGTACGCATGAACGCCTATCAACGGGACGTATCATTCTTTGTTCGTGACATTCTCCGAATCATGGGCGAACTGATGGTACAAATGTATAGCGACCAGAAGTTGCAAGCCATTGTTGGAACTATCCCTGAGCCGGATATGCAATATCTCCAGCAGGCGATGGCTGTCCTTCGTTCCGACTTCCTGTTGAAGTACAACATTGATATCGAAACGGATTCGCTGACCCAAGCTGACTGGGGCTTGCAGCAGACGCAGCGCATGGAATTTGTCACGGTCCTGAGCCAGTTCATCCAGGGCGCATTGCCTGTGATTGAGTCCGTACCTGCAATGGGTCCGTTGATGCTGGAAATTATCAAGTTTGCCAGTGTCGGTTTCAAAGGCTCGTCGGAGCTTGAAGGCGTCATTGATGCAGCTATCAAAGGTGCAGAAGCCGCCGCAGCGCAACCGAAGCCGCCTGATCCTGAGCAAACGAAGATGGAGAATGAGCAGAAAGCGCGTGAGGCTGAGTTGCAGATGGAGCAGCAGCGCGATCAGTCCAAAATGGCCCTTGAGCAGCAGAAAGCTCAGGCCACTATGCAACTGGAGGCTCAGAAGCAGGCCGCAGAGTTGCAATTCATGGCAGCCAAGAATACGGCAGAGTTGCAGTTCCAAGCACAGAAGAACGCGGCAGAGTTGCAGTTCCTTCGGGAGAAGGCACAACTGGACGCTCAGGTCGCTATGCAAAAGGGCCAGCAGCAGATCGAACAGGGCCAGATCAAGAGCCAGCAGGCAATCGAAATGGGAGACATTAAAAAGGAACAGGCAGCGGCCAATCCACCGAAGCCAGCAGAAAAAGAGAAGAAATAGCCATGCCGTACTCATCTGGAAAACAAAAGAACTTCATGCAGGCCGTAGCCCACAATCCGACGTTCGCTAAAAAGGTGGACGTTCCTCAGTCGGTAGGGAGGAAGTTTGTAGACCATGAGCGCGACCCCGCTCCCGCGCGTGGTGGACGGGATATGGGCAATGCCAGGGTAAAAGCCCTACGGAGGCGGATATGATTTACCCGTATTCAGGCTGTTGCAGTCAGCCGCGCGGGTGGGACAGGGTTTGCAGCCTCGCTAATTATGAGGCTGCGCCCGGATATCGTTGTCCCGAATGTGGCAAGCAGCTTACGCGCCTTTATACTCCGTCTCAACTACTGCATACAAAGCCATTTGAGTCCTTCGTTTCCCCCGTTGACGGTAGCGTTATCAACAACAAGCGGGAACTGGCAGAACACAACCGCCGAAATAAGGTGGTTCAACTGCACGAAGGATACGATGAAAAAGCGGTCAACAACTTCGTGAATCGGGACTGGGGAACCAAGTCAGATATCCCCGACCTCAAGAACGATATGAAAGAGGCCGTAGTAAAGTTAGAACAAGGCTACAAACCAGTCCTTGCCCCCGAGTCAACCCCTTTGGAGTGATTTATGAATGACCTGCATGATGATGTAAAAGCTGCCTTTGACACGGTTGCGGCTGACGATACTAACCCTGGTTCACAGGTAGGCTCCCCGGCTTCGGAAACCCTGCCCCCGGTAGAGGCTACGCCCCCTCCCGGTGAAAAGCCGCGTACCCCCGATGGCAAGTTCGCCAAAGCTGATGAAATGCCGCCGATCACGGAGCCGGTCAAGCCCGCTGCTCCTGTTACACCCCCGGTAGGCGAAAAGCCCCCGGCGTTGGGGGATGCTCCCCCGGTCAGGCTGGACCCCTCAAAGCCACCGTCTGCATGGACTCCGGCGACTAAGGCCCAGTGGAACACGATTCCGCAGCCGATTCGGGAAGAAATTATCCGGCGTGAGGAAGCTACGGCGGCAGGTATCCAAAAGCTACAACAGCAGTACGAGCCTGCTGGTATCCTGATGGATGAGGTATCCACTTACGAGGGTTACTTTAACCATATCCAGACGGACCCGATTGAGTACATTCATAGCGTGTTCCAGTCGGAGCAGACACTTCGCATGGGAAATCCTGCACAGAAGCTAGCCCTTCTGTTGGAGCTTGGGGACCAGTACGGTGTGCCGCTCCGTAGCGCCGTGAACGAGGTACTAAAGGGCAAGCTGGATGAAACGCTAGCCGAGTCGCATCGGAAGTTCAATACGCCTGCCCCGATTCCGCCGCAGGTTCAGCAGCAGCTTTCGGAGCTACGAGAATTGCAGCAATGGCGAGCCAGTCTGGAATCCAAAGAGGCTATATCGGAGCTTGAGACTTTCGCGACTACCCATCCCCTGCTTCCGCAAGTCAGTGAACGCATGGCACAGCTTATTGAAACAGGTGCCGCAGAAACGTATCAAGATGCCTACGATATTGCGGTGTGGCAGAATCCGCAAACTCGCTCACAGGCTTTGGCACAGCAACAGGGTCAGCGGCAGGCAGGAGGTAT